AGTCTGCTGCTAGTGATGTTAATCTCCTTGGCGCGATAGACATGGGAGAATATATCAAAGCAAAGGGGATGAAAGCACGTATATTTGCACTCGTGCACGACTCCATTCTTGCCGAAGTTCCAGAGGACGAAATTGAACATTATAAAGAAAAGTTATTACACTTTGTACAGTTGGATAGAGGACTTTCTATTCCCGGCGCTCCCATCGGATGTGACTTTGAAATCATCCACGAAGACTACTCCAACGGTAAATTTTCAAAATTGTATGGTGATTCAGTATAAAAATATCAACAAAGTGCGGTTTCCTGTATATATTCTACCTACAGGGAACTGGGATCGTAGAGACGGATTACTCTTTCTCGATGACAAAATAGTTGACGATAAAAATATGAGCGGCGATACTTTAGGTATGCGCCGCTTACAAACACCACATAAAAATCTCTACCCTCTAAAGCATCAAATAGATAACTTTAGAGGAATGATAAAGTCAAAAGAAAAGCATTTTATAGATACAAACGGTATACCGTTTATCTATGAAAAGACGGAGTTTTGTAAGTTAAAATATTACAGAATCAAGTCTATAGTACAAAAGGAAACTGCATCTCTTCTGAAACTAGACGGGGTAAAGAGTTCTTTTGTCATTCCACGGCCACCAGCAAGTGAAATGCGGTATGCTGGGGTTTTACACTACGGAACCCTTCCTTGGGTTTTATACGAGTATTCTGAAGACCGTCGTGAAGACACTCGAAGAAAAGTATAAATTATGGGTAAACGATCTAAAACTTTACAAGGTGCAAACTTAGAGTTGCAGGAGATTGAACCACTCACACAGAACCAGCTTCGAGCTTTTGAAAGCGACAAGAATATGGTTTTGCATGGAGTAGCAGGAACAGGTAAAACTTTTATTGCGTGCTACTTTGCCTTTGATGATATGATTAAAGGTGAATACGAAAAGCTCGTACTTATTCGTAGTGCCGTTCCTACTCGGGACATAGGATTCCTACCAGGAACCGAGAAAGAAAAAGCCTCAGTGTATGAAGAGCCTTACAAAGATATTTGTATAGAACTCTTTCAGCGCGGAGATGCGTATCAAATACTAAAGACAAAAGCATTAGTACATTTTATGACAACTTCATTTATTCGTGGCGTAACTCTAAGAAACGCTACAATTATTGTAGATGAGTGTCAGAATATGTCATTTCATGAGTTAGACTCAATTATTACTCGTGTTGGGGAAGGCTGTAGAGTTATTTTTTGTGGAGACTTTCGTCAGGCAGACTTACACAAAAATGGGCTACGGGACTTCATTCGCGTACTAAAAGCAACCGAAATGTTCGATGTAGTGGATTTTGAAATTCACGACATTGTTCGTAGTAGTTTTGTTAAAAAGTATATCATAGCAAAAGATCAACTAGGGCTATAATGAAAGCTGTCTTATCTAATCGTATTTTTATGGAGTGTAGTCCGGAGTATCGAAAGGTACTCTCGGACGAGCTCACCTACAAAATACCCTCTCAGAATCCAAATGATCCTCCACAGATCATTAAGAATCTGCAGCGGGTGCGCGAAAATCTGGTATCTATACCAATCGGACGAACGGACTTGATACCAAGCGATTACGAAGTTGTTGATAAGCGTTTAAATATTCCTGCCGACTTCCCTGAATTTAAGTTCGAATTGCGGCAAAGCCAACAAGACGTCTACGACTCCCTCGATGATAACTGTATCATCAATGCGTGGGTAAGTTGGGGTAAGACATTTACAGGTCTCGCTATTGCGGGAAAACTAGGACAAAAAACATTAGTGGTAACCCACACGGTTCCTTTGCGTAATCAATGGGCAAAGGAAGTGGAAAAAGTTTATGGAATTAGACCAGGTATTATTGGTAGCGGCAGTTTTGACACCGATGCTCCTATTTGTATTGGTAATACCCAAACTCTTTATAGAAATATTGAAAAAATTCGTAAAGAGTTTGGCACGATTATTTTAGATGAGATGCACCATGTCTCGTCTCCCACTTTCGCTAAAATTATTGATACTAGCCACGCTCGCTATAAAATCGGGCTTTCTGGTACTATCGAACGCAAAGATGGAAAACACGTCGTCTTCCGTGACTACTTCAGCCCGAATATTTTCAAACCACCGAAAGAAAACTTCCTCACGCCAAGTATTCACATATACAGAAGCGAAGTTCGCTTTCCCGACGGGGCCAGCATTCCTTGGGCTAAACGTGTCAATGCTATCGCAAATAACGATGAATACCGCCACTCGGTAGCAATGTTAGCATCAGCATACGCGGCACGAGGTCACAAGGTGCTCGTGGTGTCAGATCGAGTTCATTTCTTGAAGAGCTGCGCCGAACTGACTGGCGAAAATTCTATATGTGTTACGGGCGAGGTACCACATGAGCAAAGAGAAGAGTTAATAAATGAAATATTACATGGCAGTAAGAATATTCTATACGGGACTCAAGCAATTTTTAGTGAAGGTATTTCAGTTAATACTCTATCTTGCCTTATTCTTGCCACACCTATTAATAATGAACCACTACTCACCCAGCTTATCGGACGAGTTGTTAGAAAGCACGAAGATAAAAGAGATCCGGTAATTATTGATATTCATCTCAAAGGTAAAACTGCGCAAAGACAGGCGTCCAACAGAATGGGCTACTATATGAAGCAGGGTTATCAAATCAAACAGCTTTGAACATAGAAAAATACTTCTTGACAAATGCCTCAAATGAGAGTATAATATGTTATTCTACGATTGGAAAAAGATGTTTGAAGCGTCGGAAGGTAATCCTCTTACGCTTTTTGTCATCTTTAAAATGCTTGTAACTGGAGCGATACCGAAAAACAAATATGATATTATTTATAAACATACTGGAAAGCATTTTAATGGCGAATCCTTTATTGTTCATCCAGATGTATTGCTACACAATGCTTACAAGTACAGCTATCGTGAGATCGCCCAGTATCTCGCAATAGCTTCCATGCGTCCGTACGCGGACTATGCAATCACTGGGGACACCACACTGGATCTACTTCAATGCGAAGTAGAAACAGAATTTTTTGAAGATAACAGTCTACTACGCATAGAAGATGGTAAAGTTCATTTTCTATACGAAGAAGTCAAACAGGAGAATATACACTAATGGCACTATCATTTAACAAAGCCGCTGGCGGCGCTAAAAAATCATCAATCACTTCATACGCATACCGAGACGGAGACAACGAAGTTCGCTTAGTTGGAGACGTACTAGCACGTTACGTTTACTGGCTCGAAGGCAAGAACGGTAAGAACATTCCTTTTGAGTGTCTATCTTTTGACCGTAATGAAGAGCGATTCAACAATCTTGAGAAAGATTGGGTTCGTGAGTACTATCCCGATCTCAAGTGTGGCTGGAGCTACGCAATGCAGTGCATTGACAATGGCGAAGTCAAAATCATCAACCTCAAGAAGAAGCTATTCGAAGCTATCTTGACTGCAGCAGAAGACCTTGGAGATCCTACTGATCCTGAGACTGGCTGGGACGTCAAGTTCAAGCGAGTAAAGACTGGCCCTCTCCCATACAACGTGGAGTATCAGTTACAAGTACTCAAGTGCAAGCAGCGTGCTCTTAGCGAAAGCGAAATGGCCGCTATTGCAGATTTAAAGTCTATGGATGACGTTATGCCTCGTCCTACACCAGACGCCCAGAAGACTCTTCTTGATGAAATTCGTGAAGATGCAGCGGGCGACATTGATGAATCCTTGGAAGATGAGTTCAACATCGGATGATTTTATTTACGGCAGACTGGCACATCAAGCTAGGACAAAAGAATGTACCTCGTGAGTGGGCCATAAATCGCTATCATATGTTCTTCAAGCAAATACATGAGCTTGAGATGCAGTGCAATATGCACATTATTGGAGGTGATTTATTTGACCGTCTGCCGAACATGGAAGAGTTGGAACTTTACTTTGACTTTATATCAAATGTAAAGATTCCGACTCTTATCTATGACGGTAATCACGAAGCTACGAAGAAAAACAAAACCTTCTTTACACAACTGAAAAAAGTAACAAAAGACATAAATCCATTAGTTAAAGTAGTTGATATGTCATACTACGACAATGACTTTGGGTTTGGAGTGCTGCCATATGCAGACCTTCACCGTAAAAACTCAATTGAACTGTTTGATCCAAAGAAACCTTTGTTCACTCATGTTCGCGGAGAGATTCCTCCACACGTCAAGCCAGAGGTGGACTTAGACAGATTCGAGGACTTTCCAATAGTTTTTGCAGGCGATCTTCACGCACATAGCAATACTCAACGCAACATTGTATACCCAGGCAGCCCTATGACAACTTCGTTTCATAGAAATGAAGTACAAACCGGCTACCTCCTCATAAACCCAAATGATTGGTCTTGGATGTGGGATAAGTTTGACTTACCTCAACTTATTCGCAAGACGGTAACAGATCCAAGTGAGATGGTACCTACAGACTTCCATCATACAATTTATGAGATAGAGGGAGATATACAAGAGCTTGCAAATGTCAAGAACACTGAGCTTCTTGACAAGAAAGTAGTCAAACGAAGTAGCGAAGCTACTCTTGTCATAGACAAAGAAATGACTATACAAGATGAATTAGTAGAGTATTTATCCTATATTCTGGAAATACCAGAGGATAGAATACCACAGATAGTAGGTATATTTAATGATTACGCTACAAAAGTTGAAATGGAGTAATTGTTTTAGCTACGGAGCTGACAATGAGCTAGATCTGAGCAACAATACTGTAACTCAAGTTCTTGGTACTAACGGTATGGGCAAGTCGTCTATACCGTTAATCATTGAAGAAGCACTGTACAACAAAAACTCAAAGGGTATAAAGAAAGCAGATATACCAAACCGTTATGTAAACGCAGGATATAATATACATCTTGAGTTTACAAAGGATGAGAAGCGCTATGATGTCATTATTGATCGGAAGTCTAGTATTAAGCTTAAGTTGCTGGAAAATGGAGAAGATATTAGTTCTCATACAGCGACCAATACATACAAGACACTCCAAGATATTATTGGCATCGACTTTAAAACCTTCTCTCAGTTGGTATACCAGAACACAAATAGCAGTCTACAGTTTCTTACTGCGACAGATACGAACCGCAAGAAGTTTCTCATTGATCTTCTCCACTTAGAGCACTATGTTCGCCTTTTTGATTTATTCAAAGAAGAAGCTCGAAAGAGTACGTTAAATCTCAATAGTATTGAATCGAAAATAGCGACAATCGAAAAGTGGTTAAATGATAACAAATTGAGTGATACATCCATACTGCCCGTGTCTGAAATTTCTATTGAGACAATAGAAGACGAACAAGAGCTCGCCACTCTTATGATTGAAATTCAAAATATTTCTGAGAAAAATAGAAAAATTTCTCAGAATAATACTTATAAGGATATGCTCTCTAAGATAAATATCGAGGATGTACAAGCCTGTAAAGTATCTAGTATACAATCATATGATGACTTACAATCCGAGATTGGTAAGTTGCAACAAGCAGCAGCGGGGTCAAAGCGACTCTTAGATAAGATGGGCAAGCTCGGAGATCATTGCCCAACTTGTGAGCAAACTGTAGACAGTTCTTTTAAACAATCATTAATTGATGCAGAGGCAAGAAAAGTTGCCGAAGCGAGAGAAAGACAAGATGAAATTGACGGAAGAATATCGCAAATTAAACGAGACAATGCAGAGTACCAACACGCAAGAAAAATTGAAAGCGATTGGCACGAACTCTTTAGAAGCATTGACAACAACCTTCCGGCATCTACGTTGGATCCTAATGAGCTCAAAGACAGGGCTAGTAGAATTCAAGAAAGAATATCAGATGCTAAGGAACGGATGGTTCGAATCTCACGAGAAAATGAGCGAATCACTAAACGAAACACAAGAATCCAAGTAATATTGGAGCAAACCGAGGAGTTTGAGTCTGAGTTGTTTGAATTGAATGAGCTTCTCGACCTCGAAGCTGCAACCGCAGGGCATCTCGAAGTATTGAAAAAAGCATTCAGTACAAATGGATTGTTGGCGTACAAGATAGAGAATTTGGTAAAAGAGTTGGAAGAGCTCACAAATCACTATCTCGCAGAATTGTCCGATGGTCGTTTTACACTGGAGTTTGTAGTATCAAATGATAAACTTAATGTTCAAATCACTGATAATGGTAACATTGTGGATATTCTTGCTCTCTCTAGTGGAGAACTGGCAAGGGTGAACACTGCTACTCTCATCGCCATACGCAAATTGATGAGTAGTATCTCGAAGTCTCAAATCAACATATTGTTTCTTGATGAAGTAATCAATGTGCTAGATGAGACAGGACGAGAAAAATTAGTAGAGGTACTTTTGGGAGAAGACTTAAATACTTATGTCGTGAGTCACGGCTGGACTCATCCTCTACTCGACAAAGTAGAAGTAGTTAAGTCAGGTAATGTCAGCAAACTGGAGCACTAATGGGACACGCCAGACGTATGATGAATAATCGTCGAAGACTAATTTGGGAAATGACCAAGGAGAAACAGAATGAAGAAAATGATAGCAGACAGCATGATGAGCTATCTGACAGGGAAGGTAAAATATCATCAGGCGAATGTGAGGATATATTTGCAAAGTCCCGTAGGAATCGGAGAACATCCTGATATTATGGCAGCTATCGAAGAAGAGTTAGCAAAAGCCGCAGAGTATCAAGAAAAGTTGGATCAGCTCGGAGAGATTTTAATGGGCGGAGAGAATGGTTGATAGTAGAGCAAAGGGGGCTCGTGGAGAGTATTTAGTACGAGATTTGCTTCGAGAATCAACTGGGCTACAGTTTGAAAGAGTACCAAGCTCTGGTGCTCTTGACTATCTCAAAGGAGACTTATATGTACCTCATGCAAAGAATCGTTTTTGCATTGAAGTAAAAAACTATGAAAGCTCTCCTCTTAGTGATAAAGTATTCACTGCCCCAAGAACAAACAATTTAATTAAATGGTGGAAGAAAGTAGTACAACAAGCAGAAGGCGGAAACCAGGAGCCTTTGTTGTTCTTCAAATATAATCGGTCAGCGGTATTTGTTGTCACGGATATTCTTCCAGAATTCACAGACCACTGGATGTACCTAGAGTGGTTGGGCTGTTATATTCTTCTAGCAGATGTATGGCTCAAAGAAGAGAAAGTGGAGTTTATAAATGGCGTTTAATCTGACTGATAAAATGGTCAATGATGACGCAAATTCTACTCTCTAATCGTCGATGCTCTCAACTTAGCTTTTCGTTGGAAGCATCAGGGAAGAACTGATTTTCGTTACGATTATCAAAGCACTGTAAAAAGTTTAGCAAAATCCTATGACTGTAAGAATGTTATCATCACCGCAGATTGGGGTTCCTCTTCTTATCGTAAGGCGATCTCGCCCGACTATAAGCAGAATCGAAAAGATAAGTTCGCTGAACAATCAGAAGCCGAGAGAATCGCATTCGAAGAGTTTTTTGAAGAGTTCGAAGCAAGCCTTGAAGTGCTCGCAGAAGACTACCCAGTTCTTAGATATAAGGGTGTAGAGGCTGATGATATTGCAGCACACCTTGTAAAGTTCAAAGACAAGTACGATTTAGAGTATATTTGGCTCATCTCGAGTGACCGTGACTGGGATCTACTGATACAAGAAAATGTGGGTAGATTCTCTTATGTTACTCGAAGAGAAGTAAGACTAGACAATTGGCGTGAGCACTATGATGTTGAACCATACCTTTATATATCTATGAAGTGTTTGACAGGCGATAAAGGGGACAATGTACCGGGTATACCAGGGATTGGCCCAAAGCGTGCCACCCAGCTCATCGAGCAATTTGGCAGTGCTTGGGATATTTATGAAGCCGTACCAATTGATAGTAAATACAAGTACATTCAAGAATTGAATGCAAATTGTGAACAATTACT